ATATCGTTGGATTTGGGTTCTGAGCATTATGTCTTGCGTAATAACTAGCTCTTCTCTGCTTTTCTGCTTTTGTTCTTGGATTCTTGCCAGCACCTTTGACTCCCTGCTGTCCAAACCTGATTAATTTAACCTCATCACCCTTTTTTGCAAGCACAACATGAGATTTTGTTGGATGACCTGGAGTTGGTTTTGCTTTGTTAACTTCTGTTAAGCCATACTTTTTCAGCTTACGTTCTATCTTTTCTTTTTTACTTAATGTCATTTACCTTTTTTCCTCATTGCCATATTATGAGCCTCGGTAAAACTCATGCCCTCTCTCATCTTACGTTTCATATAGTCCATGTGTGCCTTTGTGTGGCCATGAGCTTTCTGATGTTTGGCAAGTGTGTTCTTTTGTCTGGTAGTTAGTTTCATTATCTTTTCTTTTGGTATTTTGAATAAATTTTAGCGTCTGCTGTTCTTGCTCCACCTTTACCTGTCATATAACTATTCACTCTGCCCATTGCCCAAGCTCCCATCGGCACATTACGAGATCCAGCAGAAAGATATGCGCCCTGACCCTTGCGGTAAACTTCTGCAAGTTCACCATAAAAAAAGCGAGTGCCTTCTGCCTTTTTGCGTAGGCTAGCTTTTACGCTTTCGCTTAGTGGTTTTCTTCTTTTTGCTTGAGACATTTTGCTTGGTGCGTGATTTAGATACAGCCTTTATATCAATAAACTCTCCTTTTCTGTAGGCTTCGGCAGTTCGCTTGATCTCAGCAGCTTTCGCTGCTCTATCTTTTGAACCAGACAGATATTTTTTTGGAATACCCGTCTTTTTGTCCTTTGGAACTCGCCTTCTCTTTCTAGTCACTTTTTAGTTTTTTTCTTGGTTGCTGGCTTTGTTTCTTTTTCAGCCTTTGGTTTTGACTCGTCATAAGTCTGAACTTTAAATGTATATCCCATTATTTTTTACCTCCCTTCTTTTTTTTCTTTTTACCCTTTGGCTTCATTGATCCATAGTGTGAAGGCATAACAATAAAAGTAACTGTTTCTATATTGAGATAACAGATTCAGATTTTCCTTTTTTTAATGGCATATCTATAGTTTATATTCTTTTTTAATTTGGTCTAATGTTTTTTCTGTGCCATCACTTCTGATGATTTGTCTCAATGCCTTTTGACCAGAACTGCCTTTTTTGCCAGCTAATGTTTTAAAAAATCTAACTCTCTGTTCATTTCCAAGAGTTTTTATCTGTAAATCTTTTTTTTGATTTAATAACCAATCACCATACGCAACATTTTGTGGAACACGACCTGTCATGCTTGGCCTTGTATCAAGTGCAGTTTTAGGTGGCTTTTCAAGTCCAGGATATTTTTTTTGCAATCCATCGAAGTCAACAACAGGAACAGTGGTTGACCTACAGTTGAAATGTTGTGGAGGTGTCGGTCCTTTGTTGTATTCAAACTGCTGACCATCAAGTCTCTGACAGATTGGTGTCGTTTTTGAATCTAATGTCGCAACATATTCATACTTAGGAGCAACTTTGCTATTTGCAGCATAAACAGCCTGACTTGCTTGATTCTGCACTTGATTTACAGAAGTTCTTACGATCGTCTGGATTTGATAATTAGCTAATTTAGTTACATCTCCACCTTTTTTTGCAATTTGTTTTACATTTTTATCTAAATCTTCAAAATTTAACTGACCAACTAATCGTCTTGCAATCTGTTGTGTTGTCTCTCCACTGAATACACCTGATCTGATTGCCAATGCAAGTTTTTCCTGTGAACTGGCAGCAATACCTCTAAATGCTTTCTCTACAGTTTGGCCATTTGGCAAAGTTATAGCAGCACCTTGTCTTGCAGTAAGTTCAAATTTACCAGCCCCAAACTTTACAAAATCATCTTCTGTAAATTGTTTACTTGTGAAAATATTTATTTGAGTTGGATCAGTACTGACAAATGAATCAGCATATTTTGGACTTATTGCAACGCTATTAATCGGCACATCACCAGATGCTGTTACTTTTTTCAATTCATTTACAATAAAATCTCGTTGTAAAAGAGTTATCCCCTGTAATTCTTTCTTAAAATCTCTTGCCGTAGCACCAGACCATGTATTCAGACTATCTTTTGCCTGTTTTATGATTGCTCTAAGTCTTTTTCTTGTCTCAGGTGCAATAATCACAGCCTCACCAGCCCTTCTCTGTCTGAAATCAATCTCTCTTAGTCTCTTTGCAGCATTTAAAATTACCTCGTTGTAAGTGACAGCATATTTTTTTGCGACAGCATTACTGAAACGGTTGAGATCAATAGTCTCTCTAAAAAATACCTCTGGAATCGACATTCATTAAGCTGCGTCAGGTTCTGTTGGGGCTTCCATTTCGATCAGCCCACCAGCTTGTGTTGCCTCAACTTCTTCTTCTACTGAAAAATCATCTCCGAGAATCTCACCACTGCTTAACTGTGTCAATAATGTTTCTTGACTGATAGTGCCAGCAGTAAATAATGCAAGTAATGATTGAATCTCCTGTGGTTCTAATCTTGCAGTTACAAAATCTCTGTTCACAAAACTGCTGCCAGCATTTGGTTCGTTGAGATATTCACTGTGGAACTTAAGGCAGTTATCAATCAGATCTTGCATCTGTTGGGCTACAACCATCATTGTGCTGTCATTCTGTGATCTATCTATCCTCTTGGCCTCTGCTGTCTCGCCAACTAGCTTTTGACCAAGCACCGCAGCTAATGACAATGTATTGATCTGATCTGCAATATCTTTCAATCTTGTGAACTGGCTGTCATAACTGTCACCCGATGGGCTGACATATTCCATTCTTGATTCAGGTGGTAATGATAATGCTTCATTCGGCCCTGTTGTTATCTCATCTGCGTTTGGATAACCAAAAACTGCAAGCAATGGAACAGAACTGATATGCAAGATATTATCAAGGTCACTCTGTATCTGGTAATGCTTAAGGTTTAGTTCTGCTATGTCATATAAAGGACTGCGTGATTCATACATTCCCACTCTGTTTGAATATGCAACAGAAAAAGGAATCTTATCCTTTATGCTCATCTCTCCTTCATCATGTAATTTATATTCACCTTTATTGTTTTTCCTATG